GCGTAAGCCATCATGAAGCAAAGACTAGTTTCCTAGCTTTGGTTCGTATTACTTATTTTGTAATGAAGTAGGTATATGAGCCTTAGGTAGCCTTAAGCACTGAAATGGTTTCCTCCTAACCGGGAAATCCTCTTAGTTTGAAAGTACTAAGAGAAGAGCCCGTCGAGTATCTAACTCGAATGGAAATAACACGTAGTGATACGTGCGGAGCCAACGAGGCATCTTAGAAGCGTCGATACCAAGTCAGATTTCCTTTGGGATAGTAACCGAAGGGAGCCGATCCGCAAGGATAGGAAAGTTTGGAGTAGGGATCATTATTTAAGAAATTAAAGAAGATAACCCCTCCAGACGGGGTCTGGTGCGATTCGAATTGTTGTCTAAGACAACCTCGAGCGTGACGAGCGCAGCTCTTTTTCGAGCGACCTGCAGTCCCCTAACCCTTAAAGGGATAGTGGAAACTGAAGGGATAGATCCTTTAACGAAAGTTAGAGGTGATTCTAATCACTATTATCAAATAATGAAAAGGACCATGAACCAAAAGTTTAACAAACTTGAGGCTCAGTCTATCTGGTCGGGCGCTGTAAAAAGCGCCCAGAGATTGGTGGGGCGACTAGTGATAGTTGCGCCACTTCTCTCAGGCTCGCGTTCTCGGGGTTGGGTTAAAGCCACGTTTGTTTTCGTTCGTACCGTATTTGTTATCATACGGGAACAAGGATATCGTGGGGCTGCGATCAGATTGAAGGCTGAGAAACTTCTCCTAGAGAAGTACTTGGCTCAAGATTTGAAAACGGCTCCTCAGAGCCTTGGACCTGCGATTGCCCGAACCCGATCTGGGATTCCGAGATCGATCGTGGCCCATCACAGAAAGCGGATCAAAAGTGGAGATAAGGGTACCATCCGGTTGTGGTTAGGACTCTTTACATTGTATCGAGTTCTGCCATATAAGGGGAAGTACTCTGTTGAAACGATTGTGAAACCAGGTGTGAACATCAAGCCAGGTTTGGTGAATGAGTGGAAATCCTTCGTTTGGATTTTTGCGAATGAGCTGAATTATTTGCATGGTGTTGCTCCTTTGGCTGTGGGAAAGACCCCAAAAGGGTCTAGTTTCTTCCCTCAGTTGAAGGCGGTGATGGTTCCATTATTGAAATCGGGCCCTAATACAGCTTGGGCATGGACTGCCGGAGATCCGGACAACTGTTTTAACAGTTCCCGTTTCTTTGTGGATCTCGCCATTTGGCGGGTTCAGACAGCAACATGGCGTAAAGTCATTGAGCTGTGTCAGCTTACTGGGTCGGAACACCTAGTTCGTAACGATGCAGCCCCGTTGATCTTTAATTTGGCGACCAGTGGTCTGGGAGACATCCTGGGCCCGGCCGGTGCCCCCTGGAAAGGGGGTGACGGTATTGTTCGTCGGACTTTAGTTTCGACTGGGGTTGCGTTGTCCCAGCCTGGACTGCTATTAGGTCGCTTAGCGACAAAAGCGGAGCCCGGAAAGATTAGAGTCTTCGCGATGGTAGATAGCTTCACGCAGTGGGTGTTGCGTCCGCTTCACCTGTATCTGTTTAAGCAGGTTCTTCAGAAGATCCCTCAAGATGGCCTTTATGACCAAATTGCCCCAGCTAAGAGATTAGTGAAGGTAATGCGGGAACGAGGGTTGTCAAGAGTGTGGTCTTTTGATTTATCAGCAGCGACCGATAGACTGCCTGTATCGCTCCAGGAGCATCTTCTGGGTGCGTTGACTAGTCTGAGACTAGCGGCTTCGTGGAGGTGGCTCATGTCAGAAAGATGGTTTCAGTTGAGTCCGGCTCTCTCGAACGCTACGTGCGGGAGAGGGAAGGCTGGTAAGCTGTTTTCTGTTAAGTATGCCGTGGGTCAGCCCATGGGGGCGTATAGTTCTTGGGCGATGTTAGCTATCACACATCATTGTATTATACAATACTGTGCGCGCTTAGCAGGCGTGCCAGGTTGGTTTGACCTATATGCCATCCTTGGTGATGACATCGTGATTGGTCATCCCGGTGTCGCACGTGAGTACAAAGTATTCATGGAGCGCATTGGCGTTGGTATCAACAGTAGCAAGTCCATCATCGGACGGAATTTGACGTTCGAGTTTGCTAAGCGTTTCTTCTGGCATGGAGAGGATTTAACCCCTCTTCCTCTGTCAGGATTGGCGCCTGGTTGGCTCGCGTTGAGTTCCGTACCGGAGATTGCGGCGATTTTAGCTGCTCGCGGTATCACAGTCAGTTTGTTCTCCCTGGGTATCTTTGTGGGGCTTGGGTTCAAAGCGGCGTCTGGATTAGATGGGAAACCATTGAAAAAGATGTCGTCTAGAGCAAAAGCCCTTTGGCTAATGCTTTCTGTTCCAGGAGCACTTTTTGGGTGTTTGGATTGGCCGACGTGGATGTGTCAAACCCGTAAGGGAGAGACGCAATCACCGAAGCCTTCACAGATTGCAGCGTGGGTTCAAAGTTTGAAATCGCGAGTGGCCAAGTACGAACTGAATTTTCTTATCACACGGGCAAAGAAAGCCTTAAAGGCCTATGAGCCTGTGGGAGAAGGGAAGTTTGGTTACGACGAGGCTTTATCGTGGTGGAGAACGGCGGTCCGAGCTGTAATGCTGGATCCGATGCGTGAGAAGATTGCCGATGTGCAGTTAGCGCTGGTTGAGCTGGCCCACTTGAAGGTTGGTGATTGGCAAGGACTGTTGTCGATTTACAATCACTTGAAGCAGATGGAAGACTGGTTCGCTTTACTGCCCGGTCAGTTAAAGAGCAAGAGACGTCAAGTCAAATGCGATTTGCCTGCTCGGGTAAGAGAGTGGAAAAGGATTTCGTCTGTTTTAAGTAGATCGGAGGATTCCTAGAAGTAGGAAGGCCGATTAGCCCCAAGTGATATACCCAACTTTCAATTCCTATCGAGGTGATTCCTCGGTAGGTCTTAAATAACGCGAGCCGCGTCCCTGTCTTTAGAGCAATCTATAGATATACACAAGTACAGGTAGGTACATGAGCCTTG